AAATGCTTTAGATAAAGGAGGCGATAACTTTAAAAAATTATACAATGCATCAGATGTCACTAAACGAAATAGAAACGGTCAAACAAAATCTGGTTTATACTCTTTGTTTATCCCAATGGAATGGAACTACGAAGGATTTATTGATGAGCACGGAATTCCAGTTTTCACTACTCCTGATATCGACGTGTTCGCCCCAGACGGTGAATTAATAGATGTAGGCGTAATAGATAGCTGGCAAAACGAAGTAGATGGTTTAAAAGACGATCAAGATGCTTTAAACGAATTTTACCGCCAGTTTCCAAGAACTACAGAGCACGCGTTCAGAGATGAGACTAAGAATAGTATATTTAACTTAGTTAAAATATATGAGCAAATAGATTATAACGAGGAAATGTCTAGAACACTAGGTGTAACTAAAGGTAACTTTCAATGGGTTAACGGTATAAAAGATTCACAAGTAATATTCTATCCAGATCCAAAAGGTAGGTTTAAAACAAGCTGGGTACCACCTCAACAGTTACAAAACAGAGTAATACTTAAAAATGGCATTAAATATCCAGGCAACGAACATATGGGTGCTTTTGGTTGTGATAGTTATGACATATCAGGAACTGTAGATGGTGAAGGGTCAAAAGGAGCTTTACACGGGTTAACTAGGTTTAGTATGGAAGATGCTCCAGCAAACGCCTTCTTTTTAGAATACTTATCAAGACCACCAACAGCCGAGATCTTCTTTGAAGACGTTCTAATGGCTCTAGTATTTTACGGGATGCCTATACTCGCAGAGAACAATAAACCTCGTCTCTTGTATTATTTAAGGCGTAGAGGATATAGAGGGTTTAGTATGAATAGGCCGGACAAAATTTGGAACAAGTTGTCTGTTGCAGAAAAAGAAGTAGGTGGTATACCTAACTCTAGCGAGGATATAAAACAAGCACATGCTGCCGCGATTGAAATGTACATACAAGATCATGTGGGTATGAAGCAAGATGGAACGTTTGGAGATTTGTATTTTAATGATCTACTAAACGATTGGAGTAGGTTTGATATAAACAAAAGAACAAAGTATGATGCGTCTATAAGTTCTGGCTTAGCTATAATGGCTAACAACAGACATTTATATGCGCCAAATGCAAAAATTGAAAAACCAAAATTAAATATAAGTGTAGCCAAGTATTCAAATAGAGGTAGCACTTCAAAGATAATAAAGAACTAATATGAGGAATTTTCCAAGTCAAGTAGTAAGCGATGCAGAAAAAATAAGTTATGAGTACGGACTTAAAGTTGCTCAAGCTATTGAGGGTGAGTGGTTCGATGAAGACAGTCAAACAAATAGACATACTAATAGCAAAAATGAGTTTCGTAACCTAAGGCTTTATGCTAGAGGCGAACAATCAATACAAAAGTACAAAGATGAGTTATCTATAAACGGCGACCTGTCATATCTTAATCTAGACTGGAAACCTGTTCCTATTATCTCTAAGTTTGTAGATATTGTAGTAAACGGTATGTCTGATAGAGTTTATGATATAAAGGCTTATTCGCAAGACCCATTTGGCGTGAGTAAAAGAACTGAATATATGAACTCTATAATGGAGGACATGAGAAGTAAAGATTTAAAATCTTTTGTAAAAGAAAAATTTGGGTTAGACTTATTCAACCAAGAGCCAAACTTGCTACCCGACTCTCAAGAAGAGCTAGACCTGCACATGCAGCTAAACTATAAACAAGCAGTAGAGATTGCTGAAGAGCAAGCTTTAAATGTTTTAATGACTGGCAATAGATATGAATTAATTAAAAAGAGGTTTTACTACGACTTAACCGTATTAGGTATAGGTGCTGTAAAAACCTCTTTTAACACATCTGAAGGTGTTACTATAGATTACGTTGATCCAGTAAACCTAGTTTATTCTCACACTGACTCTCCTTATTTTGATGATATATACTATGTTGGTGAGGTAAAAACAATTCCTATAAATGAACTTATAAAACAGTTTCCTCATTTAAGCTCTAATGATTTAGATGAGATTGTAAAAACAGGTAGAAACGGTAGTAACCGAAATAACAATAGAAGTAGAAGAGAAGAAGATAACGATAAAAATAGAGTAGACGTTTTATACTTTAACTACAAAACCTACATGAGTGAGGTTTATAAAATTAAAGAAAGCGCTAGTGGCGCTGACAAAGCTATTGAAAAAGACGATTCATTTGAGGCTCAAAACACAGAGAACTTTAGTAAAGAGTCTAGAAAAATAGAGTGTTTATATGAAGGGGCTTTAATACTAGGTACTAAAAAGCTTATAAAATGGGAGATGTCTAAAAACATGATGCGACCTAAAAGTGATTTTACTAAAGTAAAAATGAATTACGCTATAACAGCACCTAGAATGTATGAAGGTAGAATAGACTCCTTGGTAAAACGTATAACTGGTTTTGCTGATATGATTCAGTTAACGCATTTAAAGCTACAACAGGTAATGTCAAGAATGGTACCAGATGGTGTTTACTTAGATGCCGATGGTTTAGCTGAGGTTGATTTAGGTAACGGTACAAATTACAATCCGCAAGAAGCTTTAAACATGTTCTTCCAAACAGGTTCTGTTATTGGTAGATCTTTTACAAGCGAGGGTGATATGAACCCTGGAAAAATACCTATTCAAGAAATAACATCTGGATCTGGTGGCGCTAAGCTCCAATCACTTATTGGTAACTACAACTATTACTTACAAATGATAAGAGATGTAACTGGATTAAATGAAGCTAGAGATGCTGCTAACCCTGATCCAAAAGCTTTAGTTGGTGTTCAAAAACTTGCTGCTGCTAATAGCAACACGGCTACAAGGCATATTTTACAGTCTGGCTTATTTTTAACATCAGAAGTTTGCAATTGTTTATCACTTAGAATATCTGATATTATAGAGTACTCTCCAACAAAAGATGCTTTTGTACAACAAATAGGTGCTCACAACGTAGCAACGCTTACTGAAATGACTCAACTGCATTTATACGATTTTGGTATATTTATAGAACTAACTCCAGATGAAGAAGAAAAAGCAATGCTAGAAAACAATATTCAAGTAGCATTAGGACAGCAAAATATAGAGCTAGAAGATGCTATTGATTTAAGAGAAATAAAAAATATTAAGTTAGCTAACCAACTACTTAAAATACGTAGAAAAAAGAAAATAAAAAGAGACCAGCAAGTAGCTCAAGAAAACATGCAGGCGCAGTCTCAGGCTAATATAGCGCAACAACAAGCGTCAGCAGAGTTTGAAATGCAAAAACAACAATCAAACGCATCGACAGCTATATCTGTTGAACAAGCTAAATCACAGTTTGAAATAGAAAAATTAATACAAGAAGCGGAGATTAAAAAACAATTAATGCAACTTGAGTTTGATTATAACATGCAGTTAAAAATGGGTGAAGGCCAAAGTAAAAATCAAGCTGAAAAAGAAAGAGAAGATCGTAAAGACGAAAGAACAAAAATACAAGCTTCACAACAAAGTGAGCTTATAGACCAAAGAAATAACAACAAACCACCTAAAAACTTTGAATCATCAGGTAATGATATACTAGGTGGCGTTGGAGATATGTCTAGCTTTGGTCCTAGATAAATTTATTAACTATTATTATATTATATTATGGCAAAAAAAGAAGAGCCAATCGTAGACAACGATACTGGCAAAATTAAAGTGAAAGCAAAAAAAGAAAAACAACCAGATGGTAACGAGACTAAAGGTAATGTTACTAAAGTTAAAGCTAAAATGACAAAGCCTAGCCAAGTCATTGAAGAGACAATAACAAAGGTTGATTTAACAAAACCAATAGAACCAAAAAAAGATGAAATTAAAGAAGATAACCCTGTCAACGAGGGAGTGGCTGGAGTCGATGAAAATGCCGACGCCCCACAAGAACAAGAAGAAGTACAACCGGAAGCAGAAACACAAGAGGCTCCAGTATTAGAGGAGATTACTGACGAAGAAACTGTTGAGAAAGAGGTTGAGCAAGTAACAGAAACCGTAGACGAAGCTATAACTGAATCTATGGAGACTGGTAAGCCACTTCCAGAAAACATTGAAAAGCTTATAAGCTTTATGGAAGAAACTGGCGGAGATATTACTGATTATGTAACTTTAAATCAAGATTACTCTGAGCTTGACAATCACACTTTATTAAAAGAATATTATAAATCTACAAAATCTCATTTATCAGATGATGAAGTTGACTTTATTATGGAAGACAACTTTGCTTATGATGAAGATGAAGATGATGACAAAGAGATAAAAAGAAAAAAACTAGCTATGAAGGAGCAAGTTGCTCAAGCAAAGCTACACTTGGAAAGTGTAAAATCCAAATACTACGAAGACATTAAGAGTGGATCTAAGCTCACTAAAGAGCAACAAGAAGCTGTTAATTTTTTCAACAAACATAACGAGGAATCAGACGAATTGTTTGAGAGAAGTAAAAAGCAGGCTGAAATTTTTAAAAATAAAACCAATAACGTTTTTAACGACAAATTCAAAGGTTTTGAATACGAAGTTGGAGATAAGAAATTTAGGTTTAACGTTAAAGATGCAGACAAACTAAAAGAAAAGCAGGGCGATATCAATAACTTTATCAGAAAGTTTCTGACTAAAGACAATACGATAGACGACGCCAAAGGCTATCATAAAGGGCTTTTTACAGCTATGAACCCAGATCAAGTTGCTAATCATTTTTACGAGCAAGGTAAAGCAGATGCTTTGAAAGAAAGCATTGCTAAATCTAAAAACGTAAGCATGGACCCTAGACAAGGACACCAAGAAAATGTTAACACAAGTGGTTTTACAGCAAGAGTCTTAAACGAGGACAAGGATTTTAAGTTTAAAATTAAAAACAATAAATTTAAAAATTAAAATTAAAAAATTATGGCAATTACAGGAGGAAATTTGTTGAATAAAGTGCCAGCTTCACAAAAGCAAACTTTATCAACAAACTACCTAGACTTAGCTGGTACAACTGGCGAAGGATGGGCACAACAATATTTACCAGACCTAATGGAAAAAGAAGCTGAAGTTTTCGGACCGAGAACTATTTCAGGTTTCTTATCACAAGTTGGGGCTGAAGAGGCTATGGCTGCTGATCAAGTAGTATGGTCTGAACAATCAAGATTACATTTATCTTACACTGCAACTTTAGATGCTGATGGTGATGTAAACGGTACTCTAGCAATTTTAGCTGATATAGATGGAAATACAGACATGGGTTCTGGTTCAACTAGTGCAAGAAAACACGGTATTAGAGTTAACGACATAGTTTTAATAGCACAAGCTGGTGCGGTTGAAAAAGCTATAGTTGTTGAAACTCCAAATTCAAACGTTGTTTCGTTTGAGCCTTACGCTACAGCGACTTCAGCTTTATCTGACGGTACAGTTACTGTATTAGTTATTGGTTCTGAGTTTGGTAAAGGAGCTTCTTACGCTGACGAAACTGGTACTTTTAAATCAGATTCAAGAGGTGCTAACGAGCCTACGTTCAAATCTTTTAGCAACAAACCAATTATAATGAAAGACTACTATGAAGTATCAGGTTCTGATGTTTCTAGAGTTGGTTGGATCGAAGTTGCAGCTGAAGATGGACAATCTGGTTACTTATGGTATTTAAAAGCTGAAGCTGACACAAGAGCTCGTTTTAACGATCACTTAGAGATGACTATGCTAGAAGCTGAAAAAACTAACGCTAACTCTATTATTGGTTTTGGTGCTGACAGTCAAGTTAGAGGTGCTGCGGTTGCTGGAGCTGGTGGTGCTGGTACTGAAGGTTTATTCGCTGCTATTGAAACAAGAGGTAATGTTACTTCTGGTATCACTGGTGTTAACGCTGCAACTGATTTAGCTGAGTTTGACGCTATCTTAGCTGAGTTTGATAAGCAAGGCGCTATTGAAGAAAACATGATGTTTGTAAACAGAGCTACTTCATTAGCGATGGATGACATGTTAGCTTCTATGAATTCTTACGGAGCTGGTGGTACTTCTTACGGAGTATTTGACAACTCAGAAGATATGGCATTAAACTTAGGTTTCTCTGGTTTCAGAAGAGGTTCTTACGACTTCTACAAGTCTGACATGAGATACTTAAACGAGAAAGCTACTAGAGGTGGTATCAACGACGCT